TTAAAAACATTAGTAGTATCAAAACGTTGGTTTAGATAACTATCCATTTCGCTTTGTGCAGCTTCTTCGGCCATCAGGCGTATGTTATCGTCGGTGCCAAGCACGGCATCTAATACATCGCTTTTAATTTGCTTTTGATAATCGGTTATGGTTAAAAATGGCATAGGTATTTATTTAGGATTGTTTTAAGATGTAAGAACTTAGGCAGGTAATAACTTTATTTCGGCTTCAATAGTACGAGCCACTTTTTTCAATAGTGCAGCATAATCGGGTGAGGTGGCATAACCTGCCTCGGCAATAGCGTCAATAAATTGATATGGGTTACGCTTTACCTGCAACGCTGCTGCATAACGCTTGTTTTGTAAAAAGAAGTTAGCATGGTCGGTAAAGCTCTCTTCAGGCGTGTTATATTTTCTAAACCAGTCCTTAACCGTGTATTTCCATTTACGTGCAGCAATTTGTACCACCTTTAACATTACGGGGAATTTTGCATCGGGTTTGTCTAAGTATTCAGTGGTGGTTAAAAGTTGTTCGTTGCCGTTTAGTCCATCGGTATCTTTAATACCAAAAAACATATTGCCGGGGCAAACCTCGCCCCATGCACTTTCAACTGCTGCTTGTGCTAATATGGCAATGGCATTAATGCCCGTCTGGTTTTCGGTTTGTATAGCGTAGGGGTAATATTTAATTACAAAATCTTTTGGCTTCATGTTTATCGGTTGTGTGTTGATGGTTGTTCGTTGCCGGCGGGGTTTATTCGTTACCAATCGCCGCCACTTTCCCGTGTGCCTAATCGGGGTTTATAACTGTTGGCGCGTGTAATACGCTGCATGTAGTATATAGCACCTTCATCGGCATCGGGGCTATCGTCGGGGCTTTTGCTGCCCTGCTCAAATGCCAATAATTGTTCTACTGCGCGCATCATGTCGGGTTCGTCTTTTTCAGCTTCGTTGTAATACACAAAACCGCGTTCGTATAATGGCGAAAGGCTTTCGATACGACTAAACTTATCAGGCTTGTTGCGCTTATCGGGCCGTATGGGTAATTGGTAACCGCGCAATTCACCTTCTTCCAAAAAATCTTCCAAATGCAAATCCTGGTTTTGGTTGGCCTCAATCCAGAAATCGACTACGGCACTACCGTTCAATGCAAACCGGTAAGTTCTATCTTTGCGTTTATAATCGGTACTCTCGTACAAATCATACATATACTTTACCATACCGGCTATGCTTGTTTGCTGCACAAAGCTTTTTATCAGGTGTAATTCCTTACCGCGCTTACCCCAAAACTTTACTGCCTTATAATCGCTGTGCACGTTGTTCTTCCAACTTGGGTCGGCATATACAATCAGGTAGTCGTATTCGTTTAAGGGCAATATAGGTTTCCATTTTATCCATTCGTTTTTAAATATGCTGCCTTCTGTAATGGGTGTGTTCATATACTCACGCATCCAGCTGCGAAGGGTCCTGTCATCTCGTACATCGTACCAGTATTCTTTGGTATATTTTTCAGGCCAACTGGGGTTATGCTCGCCATCAATGGCGTTAACGCGCAAATGGTGCCAATGCCTGCGATGCTGATAATGAAAGGCACCTTCGGCAGAAACGTTTTCGTTTAACTGTTGCACTGAAGTTGTTATACCGCCTTTTAATTTTTCATTCACCAATCCGCCTAATATGCTATTGGCGAAAGGTTGATTGTTGGCGTTAATAAAACGTTGAGTACCTATATCAAAACAGCCCATCAGGTCATCGCTCACCCAATCTACTCCCTTGCGGACACGTGATTGATTATTGCTCATCTCCTGCGTATCTATGTCATCAATTACAATATAGTCGGGACGGTTGCCGGCATTGCGCAATCCACGCGGGCTTTGCCCGAAACCTAATGCGTGAAAGCTGCATCCGTCTTTTGTTTTAAAGTGCCCATTCTTCCAATTGCCGTGGCTGTATTGCTCGCCATAATCATGTATGTAGCGTTGATTGCTTTGCAATTGTGCCTGCAAATCGCTCATTAATATGCAAGCCTTTTCGGCTGTTTGGCCAACCAACACCATACACTTTAATTGCTTATGTGCTTTTAAAAACAACGGGTAACCTACATCGGCATGTACACTTTTAGCGCAGCCCCTAAACCATTCCAGTATAAAGCGGATAGACTTATTTTTTAAAAGCATATTAGCTACCCATACATGAAACCACGCACACTTAGCAGTAGCGTACATCGGGAAATAAAATTCAAAGAACGCCGCATAATCGTCCAATAGTTTTTCTATCCTTATTCTACCGGCTTTTTCTGTTTCGTCGTAAATAATAGGTGTGCTATCCTTTATTTCCGTTAACCTGCCGGTAAAATCTTGCATGGTTAAGTTCTCGGATAGCATGTTACTTTTCTTTAGCTTCTTTTATTTTCAGCTTTAGGTATGCTAAGGCATAGTCGGCGGTGGCTTGCGCCAATTTTAAATCTACATTACTTAGGTAGCCCATGTAACCGTGTAGTACTTCCATAATGGTTTGCGGGTCGGTACTGTTTCGTAGTTCTTTTACGCTTTTAGTTAGTTTGCTTATAATGCCTATTTCGCTAACAGTTAGTTTTCGTTGCTTACCACTTTCATCTACAGTACTGTTTAGTATGCTTTCAATTTCGGTGTTAAATCGGTTAACTAATTGAGAAGGACTGACCTTGTTATTGGTTCGTTCCTCATCCCAATTGTCTTCGCTCGCCCATTTGCTAACCGTATCGTGCGTTACTTTAAAATGTACCGCAATATCGGCAGCGGTCATGGTTCCCGATACGAATACACGTTTAGCCAGTACCCTGTCTTCGGCTCGTACCCTTTTTCTTTTTGCAGGCATTGGTTCATCTGCATTTGTAGTTTTTTGCTTTGCCATAATAATGCAAAGATGGGGTGTAGGAACAGCCATGTGTTGGAATATTTACTAATGTTCGGCTGTAGCGGAACAATGTTCGGCGTATACGGAATATTGGTAAAAAAGAATTGCGAATCCTTGCATGCGCATTACATATTTGCGCGAATGGGCGGGGAGTATAAACTAAGCGCTAACTATATCGTTATTTATTTTAAATGACCATACCCCTAACCCCTCTCCTAATTTAGAAGAGGGGAAGTGCCGATGATGTTGCGAGTTATCTTTCATTCATGGTGTGAGGTGAAGGCATAAAATATGGAACAATATTCCCAAAACCCTTTCTTGAATTCCATTTTTACAAGAATCTGAATTCAGGTCCAATTTCTTCCAACAACAAACAATTAAAAGTAAGGGTATCAATGTTTTCAGTTCAAAAAATAAATCCTAATGTTCGGCTATAACGGAACAATGTTCCGCTACAGCCGAACATTGGTAAATCCGATTTGCATTCGGCCTGTTCGCAACCCCATATTTGCATCGTCGGGACACTAAAACCAACGAAAATTTATGACTAAAAGTTTTGTATTAAGCGATGAAACCCTAAACAGTTACGGGTTCCGGATTTTAACCTCGGGTATTGTGCTCGATCAGTTTATTAAAAACCCTGTAATGCTTTTTAACCACCAAAGCACAGGCGAAAATTACAGCGGTCCTATAGGTATGTGGCAAAACATAAGGGTTGAGGGCGACCAACTATTCGCCGACCCCGTATTTGATGAAAGCGATGAGTTTGCACAAACTATACAGCGCAAAGTTGAGAACGGTTTTATTAAAGGTGCCAGCATAGGCTTTAATATTATAGCCACCAGCGAAGACCCCGCTATGATGCTGCCCGGGCAAACACGCCCTACAGTTACGCAATGTATTATCTACGAAGTATCGATAGTAGATTTACCAAGTAACACTAATGCTTTAGCGTTATACGATGATAACCGCAACCGAATTGAATTAAAAGATGGTGATGGGGAAAACCTGAACCAATTATTGCCACCTGTAAAACAGGATAACTATGCAGGCAATATTAAGCTAACGCGCCAAACAGCAGCACAACTAAAATTGCATACCGATGCCACACCGTTGCAAATAGAACATGCCGTTAGCCAATTGATACATGAGCGCGAAACTTACCGCGCGAAATGGGCCGAGCTTGAAAATGCTGCACAAACGCAACTAACTGAACGTGCTGTAAAGTTGGTAGATGATGCTATTGCTGCACGCAAAATTACAGCCGCCGAAAGGAAAGATTACATTACTAATGCGTTGGCTAATTACAAGTTTGTTGAGCATGCATTAAGTAAAATGGGTACTGTGCAATTGCCCACTAAAAACATTCGGCCATACGGTAATACGGATGCTACCAAGCAAAACGTTACCCTAACCGATTACCGCCAAAACGACCCACAGGCATTAGCCCTTATGCAGGTTAGTGACCCCGAAAAATTTAAAGCATTAATGGATGCCTTTGAAGCAACAGGCAAGTAAGTTGTTGTAAGCTATTCTCCATTTCATATTATTAAAACTAAAATCTACTTATGAAATCACTAATATCATTTATCACCACATTATTGATGGTTGCCTTAATGGCCAACCCTTTATCAAGCAGCTTGCATGTCTCTTGTTCTTTGGCCTTTACAGGCATGTTTTTTGTACTGGTAGCGGCAGGGGCAATTAATCATTTTTGCTCCGCCGCTGCTACCAACAATTTGTTTACAGCCGATTTGTTGACGCAAATATGGATTAAGCAATTGATGGATAAATTTTACGATCCCGGTATGCACTTAACCCGAAGTGTTGACATGAGCGAGTTTGTAAACAATAACGTAATACATTTAGCCGATGCAGGAGTTGACCCCGATGTACTGGTTAACAATAGTACTTATCCTATTGCAACAATGGAACGTGCCGATAGCCCTTTGGAACTGGCATTGGATAGATACCGTACTAAGAACACCGTGATACGCGATGCCGAAGCTGTACAATTGGCATACAGTAAATTGGAAAACGTAATTGCCGGCCATCGCAATAAGCTGCGCGAAGAAACTATAGCGCGTGCTACACATGCCTGGGCACCCGATGCCGATGGTACTTATACCCCGGTATTTGAAACGAGCGGTGAAGACCGCGCTGATGGTAGCAGCCGCAAAGCACTTACCGTAAAAGATGTAGCTAAAGCCCGCAGGTTGTTCGATAAACTAAAGGTGCCGCAAACCGGCCGTGTATTAGTGCTATGCCCCGAGCACCAGGAGGATTTGATTAACGAAGATACCAACCTGTTTAAGCAGTTTGCGAATATGCGCAGCGGCGAGGTGTTGCAAATATTCGGCTTCGATGTGTATGTAAGCACATTAACCGCAACATATAACAGCGGTACAGGTGCCAAAAAAGCTTATGGTGCAGCCGATGCCGGTACCGATAGCCCCAGCACATTGATATACCATGAAGGCGAAGTAATGCGTGCCGATGGTGATGTAACCATGTTTGCCCGCCTGCGCGACCCAGAAGCCGATGGCGATATAGTGGGCTTTGCCAAGCGCTTTATAGGCCTGCCTATACGTGGTAAATATCAAATGTCAATATACTCTGCCGCTGTTTCATAGCACCTGTTTTAGCAGGCAGTGCCCCTGTGGCCCGTAAGCTACGGGGGCTTTATTCAACTTCTATACATACAGTTTCCTTTCCTGCCGCCTTGGCATAGCTCTTCGGCCCGTAAGCCGGAGGGCTTAAGGAAAGCATACAACTAAAATAATATTCAGTAACCCTAATTGCAACCGATTAAATTATGCAACACAACGAACTATGTAAAGCCCGTACCAAAAAGTTTTTTGATAAAGTACGTACCTTTTTTACTAAGACATTTGATGGCGTACAACATTTTATTGAAAACAATATTGAGCCTGCCATACAATTTACAAAAGCAATAAAAGCGGCGGTTGATTCGGGAGCGGCTGATATTGTAGCTGATTTAATACCCGGCAAGTGGGATGATGCAGTGGTAGCTTTTTTGCGCGCCAATTTAGGAACGGTAATTGACCTGCTGCAAATACAGTTAGTATGCGGTAAAAAGGTAACGCTGGAAGATAAAATAGCCTGCTACTTAGATTACCTGCGCACGTGCAGTCCCGATATGCGCGATGCGTTATACGCGAAAACAGCAAGCCTGTTAACCAGACTAAGCAGCGATAAACACCAATTTACCGATGCGGAAATTGATGCTATGGTGCAATTAACCTATACCCAATTAAAGCATGATTAACCACGATCCGCCAAACGTATCACATAGCCCATTGGCTGTGCTTACACTAACTGTTCTTTCGTTACTGGGTAATTTAATTACCAATATTTCAGTAAGCGATTCAGTTGAATTGATGTTGCATATAGCGCAGTTAGTAGCGGCAATGGTTGCCATTGTTTTGGGCTTACAACAACTGCATCGTAACCTTCAAAAAAATAATAAACAATAATGGATATAACTAAAGAAACGCTACCGCCTGAAAAGGTAAAAGCTATACAAAAGTGGGCCGATGAAGTTTTTAAAAAACATCCTAACCACACAACGCTATACGCCACTGTTGATGGTAATGTGTTTTTTGAGAAAGAGAAAACAAGCGCGCTAAACCATGCGAGGAAACTAAATCAACTTGAGCTAATAGTTATTACCAAGGGTGAAGATTTTACAGCAACTGTGCAAACAACAGCCGAATTAGAAACTACTGTAGGCAGTAAAGCTGAAGAAGTAGTAAAACCCTTTACCCGTAGGGCCAGGAAAAAGAAAGATTAAACACATCATTCCATACAACCATTATAAACAATTAAATAAAACCATAAAAATAATATGAGCTTACCTAAAGTATTAATATACCGCCGTAATGGTGGTTTGGGCCGCGCCGGCGATGATGAACGTCAATACAGCGCCCTATGCATGAACGGTGCTGCTGTTACAGGCGGTGTGCAGTTAAACACGGTATATGAGTTAAACAGTTTAAACGATGCTGTTGACTTAGGCATTGATGCCGATTATGATACTGACAATACAATGTTGTGCTACTATCATATCAGCGAGTTTTTCCGCATGTGCCCAACAGGCAAACTATTTATTTTAATAGTGGCGCAAACGGTTACCCTTACACAAATGGCCGATAAAACCAGTACAATCGGTTTAGCACAATTACTTCGCGACCCACTTTGCAAAGGTAAAGTAAGGCAAGCAGCTGTTGCCCGCAACCCTGCAAGCGGCTATACACCTGTTACCGATGGCGGTTTGGATAGCGACAGCTTAGCTTACGATAGCGGAACTACCACTTACAGTGGTGCTGTAGTAAAAGCCCATGCACTTGCCACCGAGGAGCAAACCTTATACAGGCCCGTACATATTTTTGTTGAGGGGCGCAGCCTAAACGGTACTACCGCTGCGTTGTTCGATGCTACAGGTGCTAATTGCAGCAAGGTACAATTGGTAGTATTGGCCGATAATGACGTAAGTACTACCGATACACTTTATGCAGGTTATGCAGCCGTAGGTACGGTACTTGGATTACGTGCCGGATTAAGCAGTGCTAATAGCCTTGCATTTGTAGCATTAGGCAATATACAAAGCCAAGCCGATAGCAAGTTTGTAAACCCCGGTTTAAGTAGCGGTACCAAACTAAGCGCCTATACTGATACAGTTAACGGCGACCAAGACGTGCTATATGATAAAGGCTTTATTGCCCCACGTATTTACCAAGGTTACGATGGCGTGTACTTAAACAGCGACCGTACCTGTGTAGTAAATACCGACGACTATGCACGTGGAGCATTAAACATGGTAATTAACGAGGCTGATAGGTTGGTGTACTTAACCATGTTACCAAAGCTTGAAGGCGACTATAAGGTAAATGCAAGTAACGGAAGGCTGGCCCCTATAATTATTAAAAGTTGGGAAGCCGATTGCAATAAAGCCTTAGGAACTTTAGTTGGCACCGAAGATGATAACACCGGCGACGCCAGTTCGGCAGGAGCATTTATAAATCCTAATCAAAACTTTTTAAGTACCGATACCATAGTGGTTGAGCACCAAATTGTACCTAAGGGTTACGCTAAAACAATTAAAAACTATATCGGTTTTAAAAACCCATTCAATAACTAAATAAAAAAATAAAAATGGCAGCTAATGTAACAGTAGGCAATAAAATAGGGTGGGGCAATGTTAAAGTAGCCCTGTTTGGCAGGCAGGTAATAGGTATTACCGCTATATCCTACAAAAAGAAAAGTGAAAAAGAATTATTGTACGGCGCAGGCCGCGAACCATTAGGTGTAGGCATTGGCAACAATAGCTATGAAGGTAGTATTACCATGTACCGATATGAAGTAGATGCAATATTGGCGGGTGCGCGCGACAAGAATAAAGATGCCGACTTAAGTGATATATCAACGTTTACTATAAGTGTTGGTCGTGCAATGGATGATGGTGGATTTCAAACAGATCACATAAGTGCTCAGTTTATGGAAAGCGGCAGCGAACTAAAACAAGGCGACAAAATGGATATGGTAGAACTACCATTATTAGTAACCGGAATAACTTTTAACGCATAATAAAACTAATAAATCAGCCTGTACCCTTCTCATCAATTATTCAGATGAGAAGGGTAGGGCTAAAACAAAAAAGCTATGGAACAACAATTAACTTGGATTACCGACGAAGAAATTGCAACACTTGCTAAAGGCAAAAAACTGGATGTAATTGAAGTGGAAGACTGCGAAACACCCGGCGCAATGTTAGAAGCAATTGTAACACCGCCAACCGAAACTGCGTGGGCTGCGGCAATGCGCTTTATGACTAACAGTAAAGATAACGCCAATGATGCTATTAAAATGCAGCAAACACTTTACAGCTTTTGCTTTGTAAAAGCTGATCCTGAATTAGCCAAGCAGCAATTGCAGGATGACCTGAGTATAAGATACATGGTTGCTATTGGTAAAATAATAGGTGAACTGTATCCTTTCCCCGAAGCAAGGCTAAAAAAAAGGCTGAGGACGCTGTAATTGATCATAGCCCCGGAGCCGATAATTATAGAAAGATGTATGCACTGGTGCGTATTGTGCACCGGTGCAATCCCGAGGTATTGGAGTATGAAGAACTACTTAGTTTTTACCATGAAGCAATTTGGTACCTGGAGTTTAACGCCCAACTAACCGCCCAACAATTAAGCAAACTATTTTAATAGAATAACGTGAAGAGCATTTTTGAAATACAGTTAAAGGATGGAGCATCTAAATCTCTCGATAAAATTGTCGGGAAGGTGAAAGAGGTTACAAAGCAGTTGAATACGTTTGAAAAAGCGTTGGGGAAAACTATTAGCGCCACTACAAATAAAATAGTAACACAACAAAAGGAGCTCAGAGAGTTAGAAAAAATTACTAATAAAATAAGTGGTAATAAAACAGGAAAGGGTAAAAAGAACAGGGAAACCGAGTTAATCCCCGGTTTGCAAAAAAGTCTTTCCAAAGCTGAAAAATTGATTGGAAGTTTTGTCAAAAACTCTATTTCTAAAATTAACACGTTAAAGAATAGTCTGAAAAGTATTCCTGACTCTATTAATGCTAAAAAGGCAAAAAAAGAGAATCCAGTTAATAGTTCTTCTGAAAGTCCTAATAAGTCCGATACAAAGAATACTTTGAAAGAAAAGGGTGATGAGGCAAAAAAGGATGTAGATAGTGTTAGTGGTAAGATGGGACAGTTTAAATCTATAGTTACTGGAGTTGCAGATATATGCGGTAATGTATTTGATAGGATTATAGGACATTCGACGGAATTAAAAACCAAATGGGAAAACCTTAAGAATGGATTTAATAACGGGTTGGATAAAATATTAGAAACCACTTTTGGGCCTTTTATATCTAACGCAATCGACTTGGCAAACAGAATATTGCCATCAGTTTTAACGGCTATCGAAAATCTCGGTGTAAAATTGCAGCCGCTAATGACTCAAATTGGCGATTTCGCTAACGTAGTTTTACCGCCCTTAGTAAATGCCGTTATTACGATTATAGAATTTATAGCGGATCATACAAATACTATTATTGCCTTAGCAGGTGCATGGGGATTATTGAACTTAGCTATATTTTTTAATACGGGATTGTTTGAGGGACTTACATTTGCCGAAGGTTTATTAATGGTGCAGTATATACTCATGGAAGGGGTTACTACTGGTTTAACTTTGGCTCAAACTGCTTTAAATACGGTAATGTCTTTGAGCCCGATAGGCTGGCTCGCGCTTGCCATAGGTGGAATAATAATTGTAATAGGAATATTTGCAGATAAGGTAGGTGGCGTAGGGAACGCCTTTAAAGTGTTATGGGCTGAGTTATTAAATTTTGGAAGCAATGTTTTAGACTTAATATCAAGGATATTTGGCCCATTCTTAGATGCAATAAATTTTATGAGTGAGGGCAAGTGGGCTGAAGCAGCGCTAGCATTTGGAAAAGGAATTTTCAATATTACCGGTGGGTGGGCTGTAGAGGTTGTGAGTTGGGTTAGAGATGGGAGTGCTACTAAGGCTGTAGGAGATGCTACATCTTCCGCTGCTGAGCAAAATGATTATAATAAAGGTAAGGGACCGGCTTTCCAACTTGAGCAGGGCACACAAGGTCCTGTAATTCCTGCACCTAACAATAAGGCATCCGCCTTTTCACCATTTTATGTACCCCCTGCTAAGACCACCAACGAATCTCCGTCTAATTCGGTTTCACCGAAGGATAATGGACAGAACAAATCGGGAGGCTCAAATTCTGGCACCAACATCACTATACGTATTGAAAATTTAGTGAAAGAACTAATTATACAAAGTGTAGATGGAGGCATACCTGTAGCCGATATTACCAAACAAATTTCGCATGCGTTAATAGCAGCGGTTAACGATTCTCAAATAACTGTTTAGGGCTATGGCTAAATATAGTATTCAAATTTCAAGTAATAATAATTCAACAGATAAATACAATGTTGATACCAAACAGGCAATGAAAGAAGAGTTTGGGTATCATCATGTAAATGTGATTGACTCAGATAAGGTTGAAGGCAAAACCAGTGAGGGCAAACCTATTTTCATGGATCTTATTTTTCAGAAGACGGGAGACATGAAAAAAGACTTGGACATTGCTTGCGCTATTGTTGAAGTTAACCTAGCTAAGACCATTGTAAAGACAGAATTAGCGGGCGGTAGAAAAAAAGGTACAGTAAAAGAGCAAATAGGATTTACTGATTACACTGTATCAATTAAAGGCATGATTATAAGTAGTGATGGCAGCTATCCGCATGATGAGGTACTTGAATTAAAAGCAATGGCTGAGGCTACTACAATGATTGGGATAAATCATAAGCTTTTACTCTACATGGGCATAACCAATATAGTAGTTGAAAGCATCGACTTTCCCAACAAACAAGGTTTTCAAAATGTGCAGCCTTTTAGTATAAGTGCAATAAGTGACGAACCTTATGAGTTAACATTTAAGACTGAGCAGGAGGCAAAGAAATAATATGCTGAAACTTGTATGTAAAGTTACCATTGGCACCTTGGTATTCGACTTTGTGAATAGTGTGGAAATTAATAGTAGTTGGAAGGACTTGACATCTACAGCTGTAATTAAACTTCCGCGCAAGGTTTACACAATTAAAAATGACAAGCTGGATTCGTTGATTAAGCGCGGAGATAAGGTTAAGATAGAATTGGGCTACGATGATCTGCTTGTTGAAGAATTTACGGGATATGTTACTTCAGTAAAACCAACTTACCCCATTGAAATAACCTGCGACGATGCCATGTATTTGTACAAAGAAATGCCGGTGAATCCTAAAAATTTTCCAGGTAATTCTTCTATCAAGGATGTGTTTGATTACTTAGGAATTAAGGAGAATGATTACGAGGCAATTGGTGGGTCGGCTAGTAATATTTCATTAGGTGGATTATTTGCCATTACAAATGATGAAGGTACAATTGCCAAGGTTTTCGAGAAGTTAGAAAAGGCCAGCGCCATACTAAATATATACATACGCAACGGAAAATTAATGGTGGGCAAGCAGTATGATCCGGAAAAGAAAATTGCAGATCACATTTTCGTTATCGGAAAAAATGTAGTTAGCAGTAACCTAACGTTTAGAAAGAAAGAAGAAATTCTGTTAGATGTTACTGCCATAAGTAAAAACAGAAACGGAAAGCAGATAAGTGTGCATGCCGGAGATTACACGGGTGATAAACGCACACTTAACTATGATGATTTGACGGAGAAACAATTGCTGGAACAAGCCAATGCGGAGGTAGATAAGTTGAAATACACTGGTTACACCGGCGATTTTACTGCATTTGGAATACCAAGCGTACAGCATGGAGATATAGTTAATCTGATTGACCTTGAGAATAAAGAACGCGAAGGGACCTTGTACGTAGATGTAGTGCAAAAAACTTTTGGCACCGGCGGGTACCGCCAAAAAATAACATTAGGAAAAGTAGCTGATATAAAATGAGTGATTTAAGCGACATACGAAAATCGATAAGAACGTTGGCCGGAGCCGATAAACAAAACATGCAAATTTTTACCGCTTGTATTAAAAGTGTTGATTGGGATAATAGAAACTGTACAGTAACATCTGATGATGGCAGAGATTTTACTCATGTCCGTTTGCGCGCATTGTTAGATGACAAAACAGGTATCTGTATTAAACCTAAAGTGGATAGCACTGTGTTAGTTGGTATTGTAGAAGGGATGGAGCAAAATACCTACATAGCGCAGTATACAGATGCTGATGAAGTTAGCATACAAATGCAAGATATTGATATTGTTATTGATAATACCGGCAAAGTAAAAATGAAAGTAAAGAACCTTGAAATACAAGCCGATGAAACTAAGTTTAATAATGGATCTGATACTATACCATTTACCAGCAAAATTATACAACGTTTAAACGCTATTGAAAATGCTTTTAATACCCATACGCATCCTGTGAGTGGTACAGCTACAAGTGTACCTGTTAGCCCAATGGTAAACAGTACCGCTCAACAAATCGAAAACACTAAAATTAAACACTAATGCCTAAAGATTTTAACCTGGATAACAACTACGACTTGCAAATAAGAAACGGCGATTTTATTGTAGATGATTGTAATGAGCAAGATATAGAAGCGATGCTAATATCCGATAAAGGCAACTGGAAACAATGGCCCATGTTGGGTGTAGGAATACAAAGACAATTGGAAGGCGATTTTTCAGCAAGGGCTATTACTGCATTGCAGCGTAGTATTAGTATTGAATTAACAGCCGACGGCTTTACTGTAAGAAACACGCAAGTGCTGATTAACCAAGGAGAATTGTTAACCATAAACCCCGATTGCGACCGTGAATAAAACCATAATAGCCAACAGGCAAACCATTTGGGATATAGCTCTGCAACGCTATGGTACTATCGAGGGTGTATTTCAAATATTAGCCGATAATCCAAATGCAATAGCTAACCTCGATGCTGCCCTTGCACCGGGTACCGTGCTACGCATTAACGATACTGCTATTGATGCCAACATATTGGCATACTACCAACGCAACAACATAGCACCTGCCACCGGCGGGGATGAAACCTTGTTTACCGAATACAACTGGCTATTAACCGAAGATGGCAAACCTATACTAACCGAAAGCAATACTCCGCTTAACCTGATACCCGGTAACGTAACTACCGAAGACAACGAAAATTTATTAACCGAAAGCAACCAAAACCTACAATTCTGATTATGAAAAAATTATGTTTTATTGCTGTACTTGCAATGCTGATAACTACAGTTTGTAAGGCACAGAATCCCGGAGGTGTGCCTATAAGCATATTACCCAATTTTACTGATACACTTAAGCCTAACGATGTATTACCGATTGTGCACGGCGGTGCAACAAGGCGGGCAACTATTGCACAACTATCAACTGCCATTGGCGCAAGTGGTCCCGTGGGTGCTACCGGTGCCCAAGGTGCTACGGGCCCTACAGGCGATAGCCATTGGACTGCCGCAGACAGCACATTGTACCTAAACGATACTCTGTATTATGTCGGTATCGGAACAGCAAATCCGCAGTATCAATTAGAAGTACATAATGGCTTTAGTGCAGTTACTAATAACGGCGAAATAGTAAACTCAACAATAGGTTTATCAGGCATACCCTACACAGGTATTGATAAGATAATGGCAGATGGCAAGCATGGGCTTATTGGTATTCCTAATGCAACGCCATTAACAGGCGAAGATGTTGATTCAAGTGCTATTTATTTTATGTATTCCGACCTAGCAGGAGACCAAATAGGAGGGAAAGTAATTCCATTTACTTCAACAACTGAATTTTTTGGTGAACTAGTAACTTTTCATGTACGGAATATTACGTGCGGCAATAATATAATTGAACCAGCGGTTTACGCTACCGATAACCTTATATTAAGCTCTGGTGAATGTTATCAAGATAGTGGTGCCTTAAACACTATCTTGGGAAGTTTTCAATCGGCTTGTATAAATGCAGGTATAGGTGTTGCCCACCAATTAATATTAGCGGGGTTTGGCGATAGCACATATACCTATCACGAGATGATGTTAGGGCCACAAGCATATAGCAACTCTTCACCTTTTAACGGCTCCGTAATGGATAAGCGCGATTTGCTTTTTTCAATTGGCAATTCAACCGATGCTAATGTGCCTGATAAAGCTGTGCAGTCAAGTTGTATGCAAATCATTAAAAATGGTAATTTACTTATTGGTAATCATATACGTTATATCAATAGCCCAGATAGTGCGATGCTTACTGTTGTAGGTCAAGCTGGTAATAGTGCCTTTACCGTACAGGATAGCACCTATGCGCCACAATTTACAGTAACTACAAGCGGACAAATCATAGCCCCCCACCTTGGCACTTACGCCGATGATACGGCGGCAGGTTCGGGCGGTGTACCACTTAATGGCTTATATGAAGAAACAAGCACTGGCTACATTAAGCGCAGGCATTAAAATAATTAACCACCCCTTAACCCCCATTATATGCCCTTTAAATTCGGAATAAACCAAATAGGCCAACCAAGCCCCAAAGCCTTAAAATTTTGGGTTAATACCTTTATAATAGTTGGTGGCGTAGTAGGCGCTATAGTAATGGCAGCACCCGATAAATACATACCCGCCGATGCCAAACAATTTATACTTGGTTCGGGTGGTATAATAGCAGCCGCCCTTAAAAGCATCGAAAAACTAACCAGCGATACTGGCAGCGAATAGCTTGGTTAATAAATAATCA